AATAGCGTTTCCATAATTTATATTTTTGCTTCTGTACGTTCTGATGGAGTGACATCTTGTAATTTCTTTGGCGAAATATGATAGAAACCCATCTTTAGTTTTTTGTTAGGAAAATTGACTTTTAGTGCCATATTGATACATTTCATGACAATCATTTCTGGAATGTCGTTTTGTGTCAATAAGTAATTTTGCAGTGCATAATGCTGTTCACCTCCTGAATTTACTTTGGTTTCGTTTCCTGTTCCACCAATGGCAGAATGCAATCCTATTGATGCACTAATTTTTCTAGAACTGTGATTGGAAATTAGTTCTTGAGCTTTGATATAATCAAGCACGTTTTGTTCAATTTTATTGATGGTCCATCCATGCTCAATTAAGTTGGTTCCGTCAACTTCAAACGCTTTTTTGGTGTGCCAAAATTTCCCAATATTTTCATCAGAAGAAAGCACTTTTGAAACTCCTAAAAGGAGTTCTTTTTCATAATTCGCCAACATTTTTGCGTTATATGTAACGCCACGTTCCATGCAGTTTGCTTTTAATTCTTCCTCTTTTCTATCCCAAAAAGCCTGAGGACTTTCAATGTGATATGATGGATTGATACCATTTTTCGAAAGAGCTCTTAAAATTAAAGGTGCTGCATTGGATCTGCGAATCCATTCAAGCGCACCATATAAATCAGGCACAGTATAGTAATCTTGACAGAAACTATACATGTTCGAATAATAAACAGATGTTTTATTTTTGAAAGGTTCTCTGATATCAAACAGCTCATAGACTTTCATTTTCATCAAGTCTTGCATTGATTCGAATGAAAAATCAGTCACCAAAGCATGAGTTGCATTGATGGATGTATTTTCTTTTTTAGATGCTTTTCGAGTTCTGTCAATGAGGCTATGTTCTAATTTCGCAATCATTGGTTTTTGATTGAGTCTTGAGAAGCCTCTATTCACATAAAACTTAGTGAAATAACCTTCAATGTGCTGATAATCTACCACGCATTTCATTAGGTATTCTTCATGATCCCATTTGTCAAGCCATGCCTGAACCTCGCTATCTGATACCCATGTTCTTTGAAGTTCGTTATCGATAATCTCTTCTTTATAAAGTTGTGGACCTTTTCCCCAAAGAAGATTTGTTTTGCGCTTCAACTCTCCGGGAGCATCAGAATTGTTTTGGATAACTCTTTGTATCTCTTTAGGTAAATCATTGTTATCACCATAAGGATGTATGCGCCAATCACCTACATAATAATCACGATTTACCCAATCGAGTGATTCTTTATTTACCCTAAATTCTCCAAAGTCTCTTGGAGTTTCAGACACTCTAAATGTGTAACATACTTGTTCAGCCTCTACAATAGCTTCTCTTTGGAATGTATCTATATTCATGGTTTAACTATTTGACCATTAAACATTATTAATAAAGGATAATGAAACCATCTGTTGGTATCATCTTGATTATCATAGTCTATGTAACCAATAAGTATGTTACTATAATCACTTTGATTATGTGACATGCCTGGTCTTAACAATGCTTTATGTATTACTCTATATCCTTTTGATGTTTGATTGGTTGTGTTGCAACTCACATAACCAAATGAAAAAGGAATATTCTTAGATGATAAGTCACGCATTCTTTGAAGCGCATCTCTCTTTGATATTGGTTGGTCTTTGCTCATTGGTTGTAATTTGATACAAGTATATGCACATACATATTATTTATTAAGACATGAAGAACAAGGATTTAAAACCTTGCTACACTTGGTTTTAAGACCTGCTACTTGGTTGCACCTGCAATCATATATCTAGAAAAGGAACGTTTGCACGGACAAAACAAGAACTGAGCGTGTTGGGGAAAATCGATACATCAAAAAAATTTCATTTTTTTGATTATTGATAACTTTCAGAAATTCAATTTGTTATAATTTTTTTATTTTTTAATTGCTTGATTTTTAAGGTTTTTGGAGTGCCTTTTTTACTATTTAGAACAATTCTTTATTTCGTTAGTTTGTTTATTTTTTATTAAAAATATTCGTTAGTTTGTTTAGTTTTTTGTATCTTAGAGTATTATTAATCAATACATTATATAAAAATGGTAGTAGAAAAAAACAAATCGAGTAAAGAGAACGTGCAAAAAATTAGCAATGTTCAAAATGGTAAAGTTGACCCAGTTCAACAAAAAAGTGAGGTTTCAGAAGTTTTGAAGATGGAAACTCAAAAAATGATTGCGGAAATGAGACCAACCGCAGAACAGCGCATCCAAAATGCGGAGAAGTTTAAAATTCTTACTAGTAAGTACGACCATCTAAAAGCGAAAAAAGAAGAGCTAGAAAAGTTTAAAATTTCGAGTGATGGAACGAAAGAGCGTATTTATTTTGAAAATTCGGAAGGCTACAAATTAGAAGTTTCTAATTCTAACATTGTTAATGACATGTTGAAATTGGCGGAAACTACTTTGACAAGCATTTTAGAAGCTACACAAAAAGAAGTACAAGAATTTATCATTTAACCATTAACAACAAAACCGCTCAATGGTAGAGATTGGGCGGTTTTTTCTAAATCAAAAGTTTATGACACTTACAGCGATTAAGAGCGACAAAAATAAGGTTTTTTTATTGTCGGAACAAGTAAAAGTATTACTTCATCAAAAAGGATTTTTAAAGGTTTTTAATTATAGTGATTACAACTATTTTAAAGCAAAGGCGCAAAATTCTTACAACAAAGCAATGGCAATTTGTGAAATGTTTATCCAGGAGAATAGCCAAGTTTGTGAAAGTGATTTTAACGATTACATTTTTTAGGCTATGAACAAATTTATTTCTATCAAAGAAATTGATATTTCTTATAGCTACGGAATTGCAAAAGCAGAGAGGGAGCAAATAACCTGCAGTAAAACCGCTTTTTATTCATTTGCGGATGAACAAATACTTTAATTTATGAGCAATTTATATACACAAATTTTTTCTTGCAAAACTAGAGACGAGAAAAAAGAACTTTTAAAATTTTTAAGCAGACAAGCAAAAGAACTGATTGAACTTGAAGCACTTGAGAAGAACGTCAACGCAGTTTTGATAGATATGTACAAGAACGATGAACACCGCAAATTCAAAACTTTTAGAAGTTGGCAAAAAAAAGGCTACAAAGTGAAGAAAGGCGAAAAAGGATTTTTTGTTTGGAGCAAGAAATTAAAAGGAACTGAAAAAGCCGAAAAGCCAGAAGATGACAAAGAGTTTAAATTTTTTGGAATTGCTTATATTTTTAGCAATGCGCAAGTTGAAAAAATGAATTAAGAAAAACGCCCAAAATAAGGGCGTTTTTTAAAAAAAATTCCGAAAAAACAGTCTTTCGTGACTGTTTTTTCGGGGTGAAGTTTTTATTTATTAACTTTTTTTTAAGATTATATTTTTCTTATTTTATTGATTACTAGATACTTATTTTCTATATGCGTATATCTGCTAGTTGTAGGCAATGCTAAGACGCTCCGATTAAGAAACGCCTTATAAGCCCTTAGATTAGTCCAGTATGCACCAATCATTTGAAAGCATATCGGTCTGAGATGCTAACCAACCGTTCACCACCTCACCAGTAGCACTCCACATACATAAGTAAGCGAGAAACTCAATGTCTCTGCCTTGCTCAACAAGGAATGTTTTTACTGTTTCAGGCAATGATTTCACTTTTGGGATAAAATCCTTATCCAATTTGTCCGCAGGTCTTTGGAAAATAAACATTCCTTTACCGTTCCATCCTTGTCGGCTCACTCTTTTGCCATTTTTCAGGGCTTCTAAGGCTTGCCCGTAATTTAAGTTTTCTACCATTTTTTAAGGTATTTAAAAGCACTGCCTACAACATTGTATAACCGCAAGTGGGGCAGTATTCCAGATTACAAGGTTATTGCTCCTAATTTAGTTTAGTGTCAATGTGAAGGTTCGGAGCTTTCAATCCCCCACCTGACGGTTATACTTTGCCGTTAGTAGCAAGGCAAAGACGCTCCGATTGAACGTCCGTGCCAAACTTTCAAATTAGAGTTCTTTGTTAATGATTACAATTTTACCACCAACAGCCGTTCCACTTTCTTTAAAAGCTCCCTTTTCAATGTCTATTACTTCCGCTTCAATTTCATCAAGCCAGTTTTTAAATTCAACTTCCTTTTTTTGGCTTCCATTTACCCAACTTTCAGAAGTAATGCAAACCAATCTACCACCACGAGAAAGGCTTTTATACATTTCTTTTAAGTGGTCAATATCTTGGTTTTTTTTAAATGGTGGGTTTGCAATTATTTTGCTGTAAGTTTTACCGTTGTGTTTCAAAAAGTCATCACCAATCAAATTAAATCGCAATCCGCTTTTATTTAAAATAATGGCATTTATATCCATCAATTCATAACAATCAGGCACAACATCACAAACTTTGTTTATTGCTTTTACAATAGCTCCTTGTCCTGCACTTGGCTCTAAAATAGTGTCGTGCTGTTTTAAGTCGGCTAAATAAACCAATTCGTCTGCAAGTTTTTCAGGAGTTGCAAAAAACTGAAATTCTTTTTTAAGGTTTCGTTTTTCACCGTTGGCAATTTCTTCCAACAAATCTGTTGGGTCGGTTGCAAAAACAAATCCAAACACCTTTCCGCCTTTCCATTTACCGCCAATTAACTCTAATGCTTTTGCTACATCTTGGTAAAGTTTTCTGTCCAGTTGCCCACTTGGTAATTTAACTACATTGCCTTCTACTGTACAATTCTGTAATATTTGTTCTTTTGTTGTCATAAATTATTTAGTTTTTAAAATTAAAATTCGATTAAAAATGCCCAGCTACTAACACCGTATATAAAACATAGCCAGATAGTTCAGTGCTTAATTGCAAGGTTCGTGCATGGCAACCCACCATATTGCCGACCGTTATAGGTAATTCTAAAACCCACACCTACGACAAGCAATCTCATAATAATTAGCTTCCTTTTCAATACCTATAAATCTTCGGTTCAGATTTTTGGCTGCTAAACAAGTTGTTCCAGAACCATTGTGTTGTCTAATACCATATCACCTTCGTTTGAATAAGTGGATATTAAATATTTCATAAGTTTTAAAGGCTTTTGAGTTGGGTGTTGTCCTGCTTTATTTTCATTTGCAAAATAAATATTTGTTCGTGGGTATCTTGTTCCTTCATTGTCAGTCCTACTTCCTTGTCCTATTAGCCATTCTCCTTTTAACTCCTTATGGTTTTTAGTATTATTTCTGCCTTTGTATTTTTCACCAATCATCATTTGTAGGTTGTAAATTGGTTGCTGGGTATAAAAAACCATAATATCCTCATCTGATTTCATTGGTCTTTTTTTACATAAAGCGTGTAATGTCGCTTTTGCTTTTTCCCACTTCCAATCATATTTATACATTTTCAGATTGCTTGTTCTTACTAATGATGAAAACGGCTCACTTCCAAACAAAACAACTGCACAATTATCAGTCATTATTCTATTATATTGTTTCCAAAGTTTATCCATTGGTATAATATTATCCCAATCAATACTTGTAGTTCCATAAGGCAAATCAGCCAAAATTAACTGAACTGATTTATCAGGAATAAGAGGCATAATATCAAAACAATCCGCATTAACCAAAGCACTACCGCTAACAAGTGTTTTGCAATAGTGGGGCGGAAGTGGTTTATTGAAAATTTGTAATTCTATCATATTTTTGTTTTAAATTGATACGTTCGTGCCTCTAATCGCAACCGAACGCATATACTTCCCGTTACCCAACAGTAGGCGCACTCAAATTCATTGGTCCTCGTTTTCGTGTGAATTTTACCCATTCAGGACGAAAAAAGAAATATTTTCCTGCATCCGAAAAATTGGTACTATACATTGGCAATTGATGCAATGGTAATTTTTCGGACGTTTTGTCTTTTTGAATGATGGTAGATCCTGTGCGTCTGTGTTTGCTGATGTGTGTTTTTGCCAATTCTAATGACGATTTAAAATGACGACAGCTAAACTTATCTATCAAAACTTTTGGCAACTCGTTTTTATAGCCTCCAAAGAACATTTTCATGTGATTGAATTCCTCTTCATGATAAATAGTGGCTTGATTTTTATTCATCAAATGAACTTTCCAGCCTTCTTCTTCTAAATATTTTTTGATTTCTGAAGCGTAATCTTTTTTGATAGCAGCATTTTGATTTCCTGAACGATCATACCAAACATTCACTTCCTTGTTTTTGTGATGTTTGAAAAAGTTGATGTACTTTTTTGCCAATTCTTTGACGTGTTCTGGAGCAAGTGTGAAAAATTCTTTCAGAATATAGACATAGTTTCCTTTTTCTTGCCCAACAATCATGCTGCACATGTTTCCAAAATCGAGCGAAATATCTAAATGCTTAAAATGGTCAATATATCTGAGCGCCAAAGATGATTCCTGGACTGCATCCCCAATATTGAATTTGTCATAATAACCTTCCAAAATTCCGTCATCATAAAAATGATGTTCGCCAAGCGTAACATAGAATTTTTCACCTTTTTTTAACGTAGGCTTTAGCGTGCAAATTGCGGATTTAAATTCTTCAATTCCGAGGGCATCTAATTGGTCTTTGAAATATCCTGTTGTTAAAATATCGGCATTCGCAAAAGTAGAAACTTGATAAAACAAGGTAGAATCTTTGCGAGCTTTTGTCCAGCGAATCAACCAACGCTCATAATTTTTTTGAACGTTTTTGATTTTTGTATAGTCTTTATCGCGAATTGCATTGTAGAGTTCTGATTTGATTTCATTCAGAACTATTGAAACATTCAAAATATCTTTGATTTGTTGAACATTCATGTCTTTTTCACGATCCATAATCCAATCAAAATCGCCATCAGCAATATTGGGAATATCAGTAGTGGCTGTAAATCCTCTGTAATAAACTGAATGTCCAAAGGCAGGATAACCACGCAAAGCAGGCGTTAATTTTTTGGCTTTTGTGAAATCTATATTTCGAGCTTCATCAATAAAATTGTGCTGATAGGAATTTCCTGCAGCAGATGTTGGCACATCCATTGAAACAAGTTTTAAAAAATTTCCAAAACGAGTAGAAATTGTATGTTTATACGCTTCTGGCTGTTTGTAGGGTAACAAAAAATGTGATGGAGGAGGAGCATCAGTCACGTAATCAATATTTTCTTTCCAGCCCAAACGTTTCCAACCTTCAATAAGTGATGGCACAATATTGTCAAGCGCATTGACATAGGTATCAGACAAAAAAGCAAAGTATGCTCCTGGCATTGCTTTGCATATTTTTTGAGAGCGTTTTGCTACGATTGATGATGTTTTTCCAACACCACGTGCACCAATGAAAAATAGATTTTTCGGCTCAATCATGTCTATCATCATATCTACCCAAGTAGTATAACGCACATCAACATTATTATCAGTCTTTACGTGCGTTCTCCTGCTCATTTGGGAAAATTATAATTTCGTCAATCATGGCTTCTCTTCGAAGCATGGCTTTTTCTTTTTCTGACAATTCTGGATAAGAATCGATTTGCTTGGCTAATTCTATTCTGTTGATAGGTTCTAAACCTGCTTTGATAGGATCTGTTGTGTAAATAACAAATTGTTCTTTGAGCCATTGTTCTGGTATAAATTCGACTTCTTCTTTGTCTAATTGGCGCAATTTTGCCACTTTCTCATACATCGCTGTGACCATGTTTGCATCTTTCACGTCTTTGACTGCGAGTTCTGCAATGGCTATTAAACGCTCCATTTTTGTGGCATAAACGTTTCTTTGAGCCTGTTTAGAAAGTGCTGCTGAGGAATAGTAATATTCCATCCCATCAAAATACACTTTTTCGGCCATATGCCTTGTGAGACCTTCTGCTTTTACGAGATGATTGATGACTGAGTTTTTTGTACCAAAATCTGCAACTCTTAAATCGAGCACACGCACTTTTTCCATGAGCTCAAAATACAAGGCAATACCTTCAGGAGTTTTTTCAATGTCTCCATGATCTACGAATTCGTAGATGTCATCAATGGTAATGCCTTTTATGAGTTCGTTTTTATTCATAAATACGCCAACTTATTTTTTCGTGATTTTTTACTTTTTTGATCAAGTAAAAAAGGCTTTTCAAACACAAATGTTTTTAATCCTAAAATTGGACAATAATAAAAGTGGATGTATTGCTTTTTATTCATCTTTCATAATTTTTGCATTTCGGAATTCATTAACAATAAAAAGTAAAATTGTAAAATAAACACTACAGACAAAATAGATTTGATTAGTGCTTACTTCAAAAAATCTTAAAATGAGCGCTAAAAAAACTATAATTGCCATGCAAACTCCGCATAGAATTATTGCATCGCAAATTCTTTGTAAAAGATTAGTTGTTTTTTGGATTTTTTTTATTGATTTCATAGTTAAGATTCATTTAAAATTCGATGTTTATGATTATCAAAAGCACGCTTTTCAGTGGCTTTTTTGCTTTCTTGAGTGGCTGTGATATTGCCTGTTTTGGCATTTTCGAGTAACTTATTATCGATTTCGAATTGCGCTTCTAAAATGCCTTTGTCATAATGAAACCGAACTAAGCTTTCTGGATTTTCGAATTCACGTCTTAGAAGTGATGGATTGATGCCTAAATACGTTGCAATATCTTTGATACTGTAGTTTGTGGCTGCCAAGTTTGCAATAGCTTGATATTGCTCTTCTGTGAGCGATAAATTGGCTTGTTTTGTTAGTTCGCTTGACATGAGCGTAAAAATTTTGATAAATATACAAAATATACCTATAAGTATATTAAAATATACACATAGGTATATTACCTCAATTTTGAATCGGTAAACAATGTTTTTCTAAAATCGTAAAGCGATTTGCTATTTGCAAAAACATACTGTTCGTAAAGCGCATTTGATGCCCAATTTCCTGAACCTTCAATCGTATAATTGTTTGCGGCTGTTTTGCAAATACACACTTTGGCATGTACCCAAGAATAGATGACTTTGAAATTGCCACGTGAACTAATCAGCGCGTTTAGATAATCAATTGTTTTGGGATTTCGTTTGATTAACGAATCTGAAATCATGAGCGTGATTTGCTCAATAATGCCTTCATCATGCAATTGAATTAATGCATCAATCACATTTCGAGAAATGCTGTAAGTGGATGCGTGCAGCTCTTGAATGCGTTCTAGTTTCCCTATTAAAGGAATAAAAGTAAAGGCATTGAAACTGGTATCTGATTGCAAGAAAAAAAACTCCTCAGCACTGGGCAAGCGTTTTAGCTCGTTGTCTAAATTTTTGATTTTCTCATAATGAGTGAGCAAATATTTAGAGATGTAGTGTTCTGAGGCGTTTTTTTCTGTTGGAATTGCAGTTGTTTTCTTGATTTCAAAGAATTTATTTTGCATCCGAAATTCCGAATTTTGCTCTAATCAGTTTTAATTCTGTTTCCCACAATTGTACTTTTTGCAAAAACTTAGTTTTGCTTTCAGTAGTTTTTGCTTCTGCTGCTTTTTTAGAATCACGTCGAATGTAATTGTCTAAATTAGAAATGCGTTTCATTCCCTTTTCTACAGTCATGGCATCAATAGTTGATTTCAATTTACGTTCTGCAAAAAGTGGATGTTTGCCAAGAA